ATCTGGCTTCTGATAATTCGAAAACTGCCATTTTCTCCAAGAATCATTGTTCCGTCTGATAATTTCTCCAAGAATCATTGTTCCGTCTGATAATTTCTCCAAGAATCATTGTTCCGTCTGATAATTTGTTATTTTCTTTTACTCTTTCGATTCATCTTTCGATTCATCTTTCGATTCATCAAATAAAGTCTCCGCATCAGCATCAACGGCATTCGCCACAGCGTTCTCTTTTTTCTGCTTTTCGACCGCTTCAGCCGCAGCCCGTTTTTGACTCTCTACCTGTTCACTATAGAATAAATCCTTCTTAACCTGATTCTGTTTGTAATTCTTCATGAGATCATTAAGTTCAGATTCAAGATATTCCGATTCAGCAACGTCCGATGGATTGGCATCAAAAGGTAACCAATATCCAACCTGACCGACGAAAACATTGAAGTTACGGTCGAGTCGCTGCAATTCAGCCGCGCGTTTGTTTGCCTCGTCTTGTGTGTTGTAAATTCCACGTACCTTTACGCCACGAACCGACGTCTGAAAATTGACGTCCTTTGCGAAATCCTCATCTAGCTGAGAGGAATTAATTGCAACATAGTCATCGTACTTTGTGTCAAATTCGTCAGATTTAATTATTACATCGCCATCCTTCTCAAGAGATTTGATGAACGATTTCATAATCCACTTATCTTTCTTGACAAGAACATGCTCTGGCGAAATAAATGAAAGGCATACGTAATTCTGTCCATGTACGGGAGAATCAACTTCGAGGTAATCTGTATGGGCCATTTCGTTATCAACAATCGAGGCCATATTATATATATTATATAGAGAATAGATATCTTTATATGTTTTTAATTTTATCAAGCATACCTCAAATTTCAATAAGCTCACGATTTTCATTTAAAATCGATTGTATTTTTTTAAAAGCAATTTGAATATGTTCTATTTTACGAGCACCAGTCAAGATTATTTTCCCCGATGAGAAGATCAGAACTGAAACCGACTTACAATCGCAAGTTTCACCACGGGTCAAACACATACAAATTCCCAAATTCCCTGCATCAATTCGGGAATTTGTATCAGATGTTTCGTTCAGCATGAACTTTATACATACAGCCGGATGTGTATTCGGTTCATACGAAACACGATAAGTGTGGTTTTTACGAAACAGTTGATATAATTTAGAACACTCTAATTCAAAATCAAGACAGAAATCTGAGTTTATCATAATTGTATCGAAAGAGTCTAATTTAAACTTTCCGAATATATCACGAATATTTCTTAATCTCTCGAACGATTCAATCAAGACATTTAACGATTTTTTAGCGTGTTCGAGTTGCGTAGTTCCTGTTATTTTGATTTTTCCAGTTGAAAACAAGAACATATTGGTTTCGACAACAGTTTCAATCATAACATTATTAAAATCTATACAATCATGTGAATCAACAACAAATATACCATCTGCAAAATTTTTATCATTAAATAAGAACTCTATATACCCTTTCGTTACATTTTCTTCTGTAATTGTATGTGTGATGTCGTTCAAATAATGTACGTGGGACTTACGCGGAACCGACGTGAAAAGTCGTATTGTATTTGCGGATTTCGATTTCATGTTTTTTAAATTAAATCGAATTGAATTAAAATTTATCATGGTTTTTCCTTTGAGAAAGATATGACTCACTTCAATGTCATCATCGTCATTATTTAGTGTGAAACTTTTTTTGGAGTCCAACTTCTTTGGTTTAGGTAATTGTTTATAACTTATAAATTTTGTGTTTTTTTTTTCATTGGTTCGTGTGTAAAAACTAATTTGATTTCTAAATGTTGAATTCATTTTACGGCTTTTTTTTGTAGCCAACACATCCTTTTTAGCATGTCCCTTTATTTCGCCTCGATATGATACTTTTATCAATCCCATAGTCTTCATTTCGGAATACGGAATAATATTAAGACACTCAAATAATTTCATTAGTTGGGGCTTCGTTGATTTTAAATTTGTATCTGCAATATACACACATGTTGAAATGTTTAAATCACTACTTATCATGGTTGCTTTGTTTCTTTGATCTTCTTTGTATCCAATTTGTTCAATCATTTTTGTGAATAATGAATGTGAATGATGTTTCTATGAATTGGGAACATTAAAACTATTATTTTTAAATTCTCTGTGCAAAATTGATATTTCCAATTCAACTACTATTGACTTCGTTGAATCGTCGAATTCTAGCGTACTTCCATCTTGTTTCTTAATTATGAAAGTCATTCGTGAAATTTCAATACGGGGATTGAATATTTTACTCATTTGATGCTGTTCATCATTTGAATCAAATGAGTACACGGTATAATCGCCATTCGAGACACCGCTCGACAAATACCCAAAGGATCCGGATATATTATCATTATTTCCATATAAATTCGCCCCGAGTTCAGGAATCTGTAAAACTAAGTATGGCATTTCGTATGTGGTCGTTGGGATAATAACCCTCTTTATTGTTATCATGTGGACATCAGTGAACTTTCTATTGATACTGGGGTTTTTATCTTGTCTACCGGTCGCTAATGTCCGGCTCGAATTTCGAGAAGGCGCATCGCCAAAATGGATCGTAAATGGGTTGTGGCTTACATACTGAATTGTGTCTCTATCCTTTGAATCAATTAATACAAACGCATTTTTGTATACTAGACTTTCTTCCAATTTCGGCAAAATGATTTTATTAATACCAGTATTCGTCTGAGGAACTTCGTTTGCCATCATCATTGTCCGCTTCCGTTCCTCTTTTTTCGATTCGCGCAAATTATTAATTTTTTTAAAATAGGGTTTCGCCGATTTCGCAATGTTTTTCATTGAATCTTGAGTCAACTCTTCGTCGGATTTAAGCAGCTTTTGCGTTATCTTCAAAACTTCACTGTATTTGAGATTAGGATAAATTTCTTCATATGTTTCAAACAACACTGTCGCAACCATCTCGGAATCAGTTTGTGCTTGATCCAACAACATACTTCTTAGTATTATATTATTAAACAAAAAAAATAAACCATATGTCATCACATGGTCATCACATGGTCATCACATGCATCTGCATGGCGTTCTTAAAAAGCTTAAAGATATCTTCAAAATAATAGATAACAAAGTTTGAACAATAATGAGTCTAGTTCACGAATATTTCGAACTTTCTAAGAAATATACAGAAGAATATGGAGAAAAATCGTTAGTTTTAATCCAAGTTGGAAGCTTCTATGAAATATACACAGAAACTGAGAATGATCCAAAAATGCTAATCGCAACGGGGATGCTGAATTTAAGAGTTGCGAAGAAGAAACTCGCAATACAAACAGTTTGCATGGCAGGTTTTCCAGATTCATCAGTAAAACGTTTTGAGAAAATTTTATTAAAAAACGGCCACACAATTGTATACATTAATCAAGATTCTACACAAGATGGAAAATTTGTGCGCAAAGTTTTCAATATAGTCTCACCGGGTGCACATCTCGACGAATACGAAGAGAATGAGTCAAACTTGGGGTCGATTCTAGTTGAACTAGATGATGACGACGACTGTTTTGTAAGTTTTAGTATATTTGACGTAAATAAGGGCTCTATTAAAGTCTTTCAAAATATTGAGATATCACGAAAGGCATTGAAAGCGACAGTTTATAAATTATGTATGAATAACGCAATTAACGAACTTATTTTAAATTTTGTGACAAATGATGTAAGTTTTGTAAACAATTTTGAAATTCAATTCGACAATTATGCTGAAACTTTTATATTGGTTCACAAAAAAGTATATTCGACTGAAATTGCAAAAAACTCAATTCTGAATCAAATGTATCAAAAAGAAGCATTGGAGAAATATTTTATATCATATTCGAGTCTTTACCTCGATATTTTTGATACACTCAATCTCAGGAATATACTTTCATGTGACATCACGAATATGCTACGAATGCTCGAATTTCTCGAAGTGCATGATGAAAATTTAATTTCTAAACTTGCAAAGCCGATAGTCTCCAAGAATCAAGGAGGATATCTTAAAAAAATCAACCATGTCGATATGAAACTTGATATATTTTCAAATAATTCCGAAAATTTGTTTGAAATTTTGAACAGTACGAGTACGTCATCAGGCAAGATGAAATTAAAATCAATTCTCAAGCACCCCATCACAGACTGCGAAATTTTAAAAAATCGTTACGATTCCGTTCAAAAAATTATCGATACGAACATGATTGGTTTTTTACAGACTCATTTAAAAACGCTTTGCAACGTGGAAAAGTTGTACAGAAAAATCCGAATCAATCGATTCTCAATTGATGATATAAAAAAAATATTTAGAATCAACAAGAAATCCAAAGCAATAATTGATAAGCTTAACCAAATAGACGCAAGTTTCGTTCCGTCAATTGACACATTCAAGAAGTTCAAGAAGTATGATTCTGAACTTATTGATTTTTTCGTAGATGATTTCACCGATTTTACCAATGAGGTAAATGGTCATGAGTGTTCAATTTTTAAACATCGAAACATATTCAGAAACCAAAAAACTATTTCAAAATTATATGATCAAATCAACGCAATCGAAAATGAAATTATGAAAATGAAAGATGAATTCGATAAATATGTTGAAGTGAAATTGAATATCAACGATAGATTTGGTTTTTATTTCGAAACAACAAATAAACGAAGCAAAGAGTTGAATCAAATCAAAGAGTTTCAAGAATTCAATTTCAACACGACTAAATCAACGGTAAAACTTACATCAAAGAGAACAAACGAACTCACTGAAATATATAACACATTAATATTAAAACTTGTTCATCATGAACGCGAAATTGTTGTTGAGTTTTTCGATAAGTCTCATAAAATATATCAAGAGTCCATAACAAGAACCAATGATAGCGTTGTTTGGGCTGACGTATTTTGTTCTATAGCAAAAAACGCCCTCGATAATAATTACGTGCGTCCGAGTATAATCGACTCGTCGGCGAGCTTCTTCGAGGCCGGGGATTTACGGCATCCAATCATTGAAAAAAAGTTACTCAATACGAAGAAGAAATACATACCAAATGATGTGACCCTAGACAAATCTGGTTTGATATTATTCGGAGTGAATTCAGTGGGAAAATCGAGTTTAATGAAATCTGTCGGAATTGCGACAATCATGGCACAAACCGGTATGTTCGTACCAGCTAGATATTTCAAATTTTCACCATTTGAAAATATCGCAGTTCGAATTGGCAATCAAGACAATATTTTCGACGCCCAGTCTAGTTTCATTACAGAAGTTCTTGAAATCGAGAATATAATTCAAAATACATCAAATAAGTCGTTAATTATAGCAGACGAAGTGTGTTCGAGCACCGAACGAGAATCTGCTCTGCAAATCATAACAGCATTGACAAAATGGGTTTCGATGAAAAAGTCTTGTTTTATAATTTCCTCGCATATTTTTGAAATTGTCGAAAAACTCGAAAATATCAAAAACTCAAAATTTTGTTATTTGGAAGTTACGTTCGACGAGAAAGAAATAATTTTCTCCAGAAAACTAAAATATGGAGCACCCGTAATTAGGAATTACGGAACCCGAATTGCAAACCATATTTTTCACGAGGAAAATTTTAAGAAAATTCTACAACGTGAAACAACATCAACTAAACAATTACCAAAAAGGATACGTAAATCTAAATATAATGCAAAGAAAATTATTGAGAATTGCGAAATATGTGGTTACATGCAATCAACTTCTACTGACACCCCAATTGACGTACATCACATTCAGTTCCAATGTGATTCAATTAATCATTATAATAACGAAGACGGTACAAAACTTCACGATACTTCAAATCTTATTGCATTGTGTAAAAAATGTCACATTGCAACACATAAAGGACACATTCAAATCAATGGTTACGTTGAAAATATAAATGGAATGAAACTTGATTTTAGTATTGATAAATCTATGAAATACTGAAATAATAATGTCCATACAATATATACAATCATGAATGCGAATATTCGAAAATCGAAGATGTCTAAAAAATCCAATACGCTTCGTCGTCGTAAACCCCGTGATAAGAAAAATACCCGTCGGAAAGGGGGTGGATTAGTTGAAAGCAAATCATCGAAAACAAAAATGAAAGGGCCCCGCGAAACCATTCGCAAAAATGAAATAAACAAA